AACAAGAGGTTTCGTTATCGACATTTATCTATTTTCTAGGAAGGTTTGTGTTTTGCTTTTTACTGTAGTCACGTTGCGCCAAAAAGCTAAGGGTACAAGTGACATATTTCGTGTTTCGTGTGATCCCGTTCTGCGTATTATACGCAAAGTAATATAGATAACTGTTGGTCAAGTTGGCAATGTTTACCTGATTGACCCAATCAATGATCATATCCTTTAAATCCAGTAGACGAAGCTCAGCATCTTGGGCGTTATCGTTCATGTATGCCTTGACAACGGATATATCTATCCCGTATGTCATCTGCATAAGATCGTTACGCCACACGTCAACGCGTGTAAGTGGCTGCTCGGTCACTTCGTATATCGCAACGCGTGCGTCTCTAATGTCATTACGCTGTTCTACGTCCTGCAAATTTTGCCGGTAACGCTCATACACAACGTAAGGCTGGTTTAGATATGCCTCGATATTATCGGCAATTTTATTGAGAATATCTCTACTGATTGCCACGCAGCACCTCGCCTACTAGTTGTTCGGTCATCTGTCGTATCTCCGCAGGTATGCTTTCATCCGTCTTTGGAAAGATGGATCGCATACGTAGGCCAGCTTTACGGTATTGAATGCCGTCGTGGTGATATTTAAAGATCTTGCCTTTGTTACCATCTTGGAAGCGTATCGTTGAACCTTGCTGTGCCGTTGTTTCGATACGCGTATTCTCGATGCTTTTGGTCTTATATCGCAACGTCACGGGCGATTCATTAAGTCCTGCGCGGCGTCGCACCTTTTTATAGCTATCTACGTACGTATCGTCGTAGCGATCGTTACCAAAGCCTCTTCCGCTTAACGTGTTATCTTTCATTGCTGCGTCAATAGCCTCAGCGATTCTCGGGGCTACTACCGTATTAAGTTTGTCTAATCGGGTTTGCAATTTTTCAGCGACATAGATACGTAGCTGATCTGGTTCGGTAATCACTTTCATATCGCGTAGCGTATAAATGGCGTTAATAAGTTACGCGCCTCAACGCTTAGTCCGTTAATAATAACGCGTCCAGGTGCGTTCGGATCTTGACGATTTTTGTACTGCAACATCAACTCTTGAATGATGCCCATACGTATCGATGCTGGGCAGTTGCCTACCGTGTATCCGCTCTCGTATGTTACGATTAGATACGCATCCAATCCGGATACTATTTCTAGCCACTTAAGCTCAGTGCCGTGAACGTAATAATCGCTATTAGCTACAAGTGTCGTGCTTTCGTTGTCGACCGTCTGCGATACTACGCTTGTGACTGCCCCATGAATGCCATAAGGTATATACACCATCGGCGCTGGTCGTGCGTAGATAGAGCGCCGTGTGCGTCGGTAAGTGTCTCTACCGATATATCGTTCTACCTGTTCGGTCGTCGCTTCGAGTAACATCTGAATGTACGCATCGTGTGCGCTCGTATTTACCGGCAAGATCTCCTTGGCCTGCTGCACCGTCACGGCATATTCACGCGGATCATCCGTGATAGTGGTCTCCATCGGTGTCGTATTAAGTGTATACGATCCCGTTATACTTGTAAGACCTCGGCTTATAAATCCTTGACGGCCATACGGATAATTCATTGACGTACTTTCTTTTCCTTAGGCGTGTTTACTTTCATCTTGTCAGGGATTGTTGCCGGCTTGTTTGTAAAAACGGCTGATCCTTCTGTGACAAAGTTACGGAACGCTAGTCGCTCCTGTGCATGCGTTGCTTCGTACACGATGTTAGGAAGGTAAACGCGGACATTCTTGCCATCGTAACTGGCCTTAGTAATCTGATAAAATATGACTTTATTCATGTAGCCAAGATACGAAAGTTTAAATAAAGGGATAGGCCGAAACCTATCCCCTTAATTATTTAGGTCGTTGGCGCTTCATTAGGGAAGCCCAATACACCTACCACACTTACATTGACATTCGATGTTATCGATGTCGCATTTGTCTTGTAAACCTCTGGGAATACATAGCGCTTCGTAGGACGAATGCTGAAGTATGCAACGCTATTGGTATCCGTTAGGTTCTCGCTCTTGATCAGGTTGGCTGCGCTGAGGCGCGTAGCGTTCTGAACGTTAGTGTCATCGCCTTCGCGGAAGGCAAGCGTGAGCGCATTGCCTACGTTGATCGCTCCGGTAGCGTCGCCTTTGAGTCCACCAATTAAAGCGACACCGATGCCACTATACCCTTTGGTATCAATGGCTACTCCGTTAGCGTTTGCGTTGGTTGTGCCACCTGTGCCGAATAGGCTGAAGGACACGTTCGATTGTTGGCCAAAATCAAATAACATAGTTAGCTCCTTAAGATGCGGTGATTGTTAATTGTGCAATGGCCTCATCACGTACGACGGCGCCGCCAAAGCGGGACATGACGTACAGATTGGTAACGAAGCTAGATGCCTCGCTGAACTGGTCACGGATTACGTAGAAGTCCGTATGTCGTGCGACGGTATAGCCATAGGCGAAGTCACCGTAAAGAATTGGCACTTGGCCAGCCGTGAAGGTTCCGGTCACACTACCGGCAAGGTCTGGAGCCTCGTACACTGGAGCGCCAAGCAGACGGCTTGGGTATCCGGCTTGGAATGATGGCTCCCATAAGTAGGCAAGTCCGTTGGTGCTGGATAGCACTAACTGGCGGATAGCGGCAAGGGTAAGGCGGTTAGCCATCCATGCGCTATTGGCTTGATAGTAGTCTTTAAGCTGAGCTTGTAGACGGATCAGCATGTCACTAGTAAGCGTTAATGCGCCACTATTATAGCTTGTTACGTTACCGACAAGACCGGTAGGCTTCTTTACGCCGTTACCGCTAATGAAAGCAGTACCAAGCGACTTCTCAAATTGCTCACGAATGCTGGAGTTGATTTCAGCTTCTAGATCGTAAGCAGCGTCTTGCTCTTGCTCGATCGTCCACGCTACACGAGCAGCGATCTTGTGAACAGGAATGTCCACGTATCCAAAAGTGTCTTTTACTTTGCTGGATGCGGTGTCTTCGTCTAGCCAGGTAGCAGTTAAAGAATCGTTACGCTGTGCTTGCTTGTAGCTAGGGGCAGATGTTTCAACCACTTTGGCTACCTGAAGCACAGGAGAGAACTCCACGATCTGCTTGTTGATGTCAGTCGACATCTCGGCAGGTAACAGCAATGCACCGGCAGCAGCTAAGTCGAAGCGAACTAAGTTATCGCTTTTGATTTCACCGGATACGCGTCGGCCTACCTTGACATCACGCATTGACTCTAAGCTACCAAGTCCACCTTTGGCAAATAAGCCAAAGGCCTTCTTAAAGTTGGCGCGGTCTTCGCTATTTGTTTTGGTCTCTGGCGTCTTCACGCTCTTAAGACCTAGCTCGATAGCGTCTAAACGCTCGTTAATCTTACGGCTTTGCTCTTGATTTTTGTTGATGACAGCGTCTTTGAGCTCGGCTGCAAGATTACGAAACTCGCTTTTTGGGTCTAGTTTCATAATTATAAGTTTTTAAATTCATTAATTAGGTTCTTTATGTCGCCAAGCAGTGACGTATAGTCGTCTGCCGTGCGCTTAACTGGCCGTACAGGCCGCGTTATTGTCTTCTGCCATAGCGCTTGTTTAATCTTGGACTTGCTTTTTCGCGACTTAGCAGCCATGATTTGCGCCTCCGTGTTCATTGGGAACGGTGTAATGCTTACCTCATGGAGCGCAACTTCCTTGAGTAAGCGTGTACCATCCTCTCCCGGCATGCTCTTAATCGTATCGTAGCCAATGGATAAGCCCATCTTAGCGCCACGATCCAACATAAATTTGATTTTCTTATACGCTGCGTTGACCTCTGGATCTTCAAGGGGCATCTCGGCCTTCATGTACAGGCCTTTGTCCTGATCCTCAAGCATGGCAACCCCGGCAACGTCGCGGGTATTGTAGCCATGATCCAAAAGTAAAGGCACAATACCTTGCTTGTGCAGCAGCGTTTGCTTAAATGCACCCTTCTCAACTATGTCACCCCCTAAATCGGTATTGCCGTATGTGGATGCGAATCCTTCGATAATACCTACCTTGCCATCATCGCTGACTTCCATATCCATCTTGACGGATTTCATTTTGGCAACGATGCGGGACTTAGGAAGCTCTGCTTCTTCTAATGGGTCAATCTTGCTCAGCGTGCTAAAGCGATGACCAACGACAACGCCACTTGATCGCCATCCACCTTCAACGCGCTCATATACTTCGATAAGTGCAGCTGGGTCTTCGGCAGTAGCTTCAACCGTGAACTCACTATCGGGTACGTTTAATGATCCTTCGGTTGCGATCTGTATCACTTTGCCCTGCGCTTCACCGCCTGCCGATTCCCACTTGACAAAGTCGCCATCGGTAAGCTCGCCGGGTGCAGCTTTCATTTCGTCTTCGGGTAGCACGTCGGCATTTAGTTCAATCTCTACCTCTGTACCTTGTTCGCTGTCGTCTTCGGTTTCGGATAGCGCTTCAAGTGGTAGATTTAAAAGTACATCGGTAGGCTCAAATTGATCTCCAGCAACGGCATAGACGCGAACGGTGTACACGTTTGCTTCTTCGTCGAAGTTCTCGACAACGCCTACGCCTTGTTCGGTCTCGGTCATGTAGCTAACCATATCGCCAATGTCGAACTGCTTTATCTCTTCAACTATTGGCTCATCTTCCTGCATGGTCTCCTCATTGCCGTCAAATAGGTTCGACATTTGATCGAGGATCTGATCTAATTCTTTGGCTTCATCAGCGGCTTCAATGGCAGCAACGGCCGCATAAGCTGACGCCTCGTCGGCATGGCATGCGAACGGTGTGCGCTGATCGCCTTCAATCTTGTAGATCATGGCTTGGCCTGATTCGCCAGATTCCATGTTACATTGCTCTTTAATTACTTCAAAAGGCATGACTTATGCGGTTACGTTTGTTTCGGTTTGTTTTGGTGCAAGTCCTAACTCCTCACGCGCTTCGTTGACATCCATAATGCCAGATTGTACGGCTTTTGTTAGTCGGTCTATCTTTGTCGCGCGGTCTTCTTGCAAGGCTTCGATGCTATCGTAGTCAATGCAGATCTTAGGATTATCTTCATAATACACTTGTAAGGCACGGGTTAGCGCGCTATAGACAAGCGTGGCCATAGGTATGGCAGCTTCTTGATATAGTGCTTTACGTGCTTCTTGAAAATTGCTGTAGGTCTTGTTGGCTGCGTCGTTGAGCAATTCGCTGGATAAGCCCATAGCCATAACGATCATACGCATCGTTAGTTGTATAGCCTGACTCCACTCAGCTTCCTGAGGCTTATCGTTAAATCTTTCTAGCTTTAGATTTTCGCTAACAACCTTTAGGCGATGTGAGTTAGCTGCACCACTTTGCGCTTGCCATTGGTCTTTAAGCATGTTTTGCTCTTCGACCGTTGCCCCTGGGGCAATAGCTACGACGGGAGGCAGGCCACCGGCTAATGCTACGTTTTTGTTCCACGTAATGGCAGCGTTATGTAAATCTAATATTTCACCTAGCGGTACACCAGGTGACATGCCGTGAAAGTACTCACGTAAGTTCGGCGTTTTGATGTATATAATCTCTTCCTCAGTAAACGTTATATCACGATTTTCGCGGTACACGTATCCCGTTATAGGCTTTAAATAGTTGCCTTGTATCGGGTTAGTATGCTGAGATGGCAACACGACAAGACCAAGCGGGCGTTTGTCGTGGTCGCTTTTAATAATGTTTAGATAGCCCTCGCCAGTGCTGATAATATACAAGCACAATAGCTGTATCAATTCCTCACGTGTAGTGCTACGATTAAGCATTGATAGTATCGGATGCTGATCCGTTGTCGTACTACGATTGCGCTTATTTGTTTCAACATAGATAGGCATAGCAGCCACGGTGCGCGATAGCAGCATCGCTGCGGAATAGAACACGGCGTTACGCTCAAAGCCTTGCTCGATAAGCTTGGCCTTATCCCATCGCGAATAATCCTCCCAACGGCGACCCCATAACATAGCCTCGAAGGCGCGTGAAGGTAAGAACTTGCGGGCTATATTTTGAATGAAGCTCATGCTATGTAAAATCTGTTTCGGTTGCCTGGGTATAGTTTAGAATACACTTCCCAGATAGCGTATCGTGCGGTGTCGGCGTCATGCGTGCGTATGCCCGCTTCTTTATAATCTGATGACTTGTCGAGGTCGCCGTACTTGTCGGCCTTAGCAGCTTGAAGCGATAAGTAAACGTTACGCTCTGCTTTGTCAAATCGGATCAGGTGTTCACGCA